AACAAAGCGTCGGTGTCTCCAGCGAGATTGCTTTGTCCAAGGCGGGATGGGGTAATAGCTCCATTAGCCATAATATAATTCTGTTAGGTTAGTTTGGTTTGTTTTAGGTTTTTCAGGTCGGTCAATGCGTCGTTCACTCAACAGCGTTATCCTTTCGGGCGCTCTGGTTACTTGTATGCTTATCCAACAGGAAATTGTATATACCGTCAGCTAGGTGTTGACCCAGCTTGGTCGGTTTGGAGAACAAGATGTAGTCTTTCTTGTCGTCTCCGAAAAAAGGTTCGCAAAGAACAGCAGGAAGGGCATCATTTTTCATGAAGCTGAATCCTCTGTCAGGTGCTTTGGCTGCTTTGACTCCTCTGTTTCGGTTGCCATAAGCAGCGATAATAGATGTTTGAATGTGTTGTGCTAGTTTACGTCCTTCAGGAGACCCGTAACGATACCAAGTCTCGCAACCTCGGACAGTGGGTATGCCAGAAGCATTGAAGTGAAGCTCTACAGCTAACGTGGCTCCGTCTAGCTTGAGCTTCTTTCGGATGTATGTCATCGCGGTGCGATAGGTTTTCCCTACGTAGGTCGAGTAAAGAATCGAACGCACGCCTTTCTCTTTAAGGGCTTTTTTGAGAGCCTCCCCGGCTTCTAGGTTGTAGCTCCATTCGTCAACCGTGCCGTCGTAATTTAACGCCCCTTTGTCACCCGAACGGGAATGACCAACACAAATACCTACAAGCTCACCTAGCTTCAAGCTTCGCGGCGTATCGTAAGAGTTCTGCGATGGTTTCTTTCTCTTCAGGCGAGAAAGTATGTTCTTCAAGTATTGAAATAAAGTATGGAATTTCACTTTTACTTAGAGTTGTGCAACCAGTCGTCGATACGCTTATCCATGCGACGATGACGATTCTTTTTATACGACTTAGTATACTCATCCTTTACTTTGAAAAAGACGTCAGCAATCTTAGGAAACGCAAGCATTAGCGATACCAGAAGCTTAATCATTTCTTGTAGGAAACTTTTGCAGACTTGGTATTTGAAACAAACTGTTTGCCTTTGGCTCCAGCTTTCTTTTTCTTGCGAGCTGTAGCAGCTCTTTGTTTTATTGTGAGGTTTTTTGCTTTAGACATAGGTAGACATCTGTCGGGGTTTTTCTTGTTCTTAGAGGTTCCGCATTCACCTTTTATTTTACCGTCAGAACCGATGCGGACCCAATTCTGACGTCTCCATTTAGCTAGTTCTCCCATGGTTACTTTTTCTTTTGTATCTTGAGAGACTTCCTTTTCTTGCCTTTACCGTATTTTGGGTCTTTGCAATACTTGGAAGCCGCCATGTTAGCGTAAGCGGACGGGTATTTATCAAAGGTTCGTTTAGCCCATGCAATACCTTTAGCACAAATCTTAGCCACTACTCTTAGCCTTTCCGATGTTTAGCGCTAGCCAGCTAACAACCTTGTTTGCGCGAGCAACCCAAGCGTTAGCGCTGTCGTTAGGAATAAGGGTAGCTAAAATACTCGCTACGGATACAACACCCGTGAGGAGTTGAATGACCGTTTCTTTGTTGGTGATTAACCAGTTGATTACTTCTGTCATGGTTTGTATAGGTTATAGGTTGGAAAGTGCGAGTCTACGCTCCACTTCGGCTCGGTAAGCTGGGTCTACTTCGTAGCGCTTACGACCTGTAGCATCTCGTTCCGACATTGCTGCCATTACTTGAGCACGACTTTCAAAGGCTGATACACCAGAACCTGCGGTCTTTCCCTGTGCGAGCGTAGGCGATACGCCATTGGCTTCTTCGTATTTACCCTTGAGCCAATCAATAGCAAGCTCGGCTTGTTCGTCGGTTCCGTTTTCTAGGGCTTGGTTGTAAGCGCTGAGTTGCTTCTCACTCATGTTATCCGAAGCCCAATCAGAAATCTTTTCATAAGACTCACGACCACCAACTGTAGCCAAGAGAGCTTCCTCGCCTGACTGTTGAAGAGCAGATTGTCCTTCGATGTAAGAATCAACTAACTCCCTACTAAGGCCAACCTCTTGTAGTTTTGCGTAGGTGTCATCCGTGAGACCACCGTTTTCAAAGAACTCCACAGAAGCGTTAGTAATTGCGTCATTCTGGTTAGACTCCCCCTCAGATGGTTTTTCGGTAGGTGGGAGGTCTTCCTCACTTTCCTCTTCCGAAGACTTACCCAAGCGTGTCTCTAGGTTGTTGTAGGCGTTTGCTAAGTCTTCTGGAGACTTAAACTTATCAGGAAGCCACTCTGGGCGGTCCTGTGACTGCTCTTCTTGTTCTTCAATATTAGCAGCTTCTTCTTCTAAGGTGACCTGTTCTGTATCGGTCTTATCGTTGATTACATGTGTTTCAGTCATGGATTACGGTTGTTGTTATTGTGATTCTTCCGGGGGAGCTTCTTCCGGTGGGGCTGCTGCTGCGTCTCGGGCAATGTTGCCTAGAGCAGCGGCTCCTTGTGGAGCGACCTTAGAAGCCATCTCCATCATTTGAGCTTGTTGCATCTCTTGTTGCATCTCTTCCTGAGTCTTAATCAACCCAGCAGTCTTGATGCCTAAACTGGTAGCTCTACGCTTAAAGTATTCATCAACCTTAACGAACTGCCCGATAGCTTGAGGCCCCACGACTTGTGCAGCACCAGCTAAGAACATATCCAACTTTTGAAGGTCGTTCCCTCGACCAAGAGCTTCAACACCCGTAATGATTACAGGCTTGACCAAGTCTTTAGGAAGTTTGGGAAGACGCCTGTCGGCGGTCATGATGTCCATGACCCGGTTGACCATAGGAAGCTGTAGTTCGTTACTCAACAGAGAATAGAGACCACCTAAAGCGGACTCTAGCTCCATGGTGAGCATCCGAATCTCCTCGGCTGTAACACGCTCTGCGTTACGGACAACACCTGAAGTTAGAAGAAATGCTTGTCCTAAGCGTTCCTTAATTGCGTTAGAGGTATCAGCCGCAATTCTAAAGTCATTGAACTTATTAAGCTGAAGGACGGAGACGTCTTGAGCGTTGCCCTGTGTGATTGCCCCGTTGGGGCTTTCAGCGAGAGTCTTAGCTCTTGTTGTGCCATTAGGGTTCACTAAGAACAGAACCTTAGCAGCAGCAGCGGAGCCTTCAACGATAGCCTGAGTAAGAGCCTCCAAACTAATAAGGTCTCCAAGGTATTCCTCTACATATCCCCTACCATAATCTTCTCCATCAATCTTAGAGAATCGAAGAGGGATGTAGGGTAGTTTGTCCTTGGGAAAAGAGCCCATAGAACTCTCAATCAAGTTACCTTTAATCTCTTGATGGACGTGCCACTTATCATTAACCAACTCCACACAAGTAAACAAATCACAGTTCTTTCCTGTGGTTTCTCCGTCGAGGTGACCTGCTGCTGCTTTTAGCTCGTCGCTGAGGGTGTTGTAGTTTAGAGTTTCCCTAGTGATAATTTTAAGAGGGTTACCCATTGGGTCGCGACTGACCACGTAACGGTCTAAGTGAAATACCCTGAGACCTCCCTCTGGTGGGATATACAGGAGAGAGTTTCCCGTGATGATGAGATTCTTAAGAGCCTCATGGACGCCAACACGATAGGATTGACGGCTGATTTCTTCCATCACGGAGTCCTCTACGCTTTGTAGCGCCGACTCCATCTCTGTGATGATTTCTTGGGTAGCTCCTTCAGCACGGAGCTTAGGCTCGTCGAAGTTGAGCCGGAAAAAAGGGGCATTAGGAGCCAATAAGGCTAGTAGTAGCTTAGATGCTAAGTTGTTGACCCCTCTTGCTCCAATGCCCTGAAATGGTGTATATAACCGTGAGTGTGAATTGTGGCCATCTTCTGGCATCACATACGGTAAAGTTAGTTTAGACGCTTCTCTTGCCCGGTCGATAAAGGGCTGGCGTTCGCTTTCTAAGGCGTTATAGCGTGATTCTGCGGAGGTGTTCATTAAGAAATAGATTTTGTTTGCTTATATTTCCTCGGTTATTTGAGGCTTTATCGACAGCCATTCAAGTTCAGTAACAATGGAAACGTCTCCTGACTCAATGTATGAGGACAGAGCGTCGAGGTCTTCTGCGGTCACTTTCCAAGTCGATATCTGGAGCATTAGTTGACCACTACCGTCGGTGGTAGTCATTAATTCCTCGGCTGGTGGAAGACCGCGAAGGGTAGAGGCTTT